ACATTATATAAAACAAGACTATTAACAAGATTATAAAATAACTTCTACTAATAGCAGAAGAAGAAAATTTTCCACAAAATCTTTTCTTTCTCTCTTAAAAAGTGGAAAGCACAAAGCAATATTGCTAAATAAACAGATGTTCAACATCCGAAAGGTTGAAACGCTTAACGGTTAGATTTACCTAACGTGTACAAAAAGTGGATGAAAAACTTTTAATTCAATGCTATGGGGGACAGATTGACAAGCCGACCAACCACAGGCAATAGATTAACGATAACTCGTTATTTATTCCGCTCGAATGTTGTCGATTTACAGCCTATGGGGGACGGAATGACAAGGCGAATTTGCCCGATAGGTGTACAAAAAGTGGATGAACGTGGACAAAAAGTTTCTCAAAAACTGCGATAATTCGACAATCAGCCAGTTATATTATTTGGATTCACGGTATAAGAATCGTTGGACTTCATAGCAGCTTCCGTTCCAGCGTCCTGCGCCTGATAGAGAATCTCCATCTTTGGGGCGGTTCCGTTCGGGTCTGGGTCTGTTCCGATGGCCTGTGCCATCTCATAGCTACCAGACACCATCCGGCAGACAGCGACCCTGTCCTTCAACGGCGTGTGGAGGTTTGCCAGAATCTCCGTCAACACGCCGATATGGTCTGAACCGTGATCTCCGTACCTGATGTACAGCAAGGCTTCTATCTCATAGGAAGAGCACTCCATCATAGCATCTATGAGAATCCGCCGTTTCTCCAAATCGGAAAGGTCATCTTCCAAGTGTTCCAGCAACCCTGGGTGAATGCAAGCGTCCATGTATCGAGCCACCGATACGCCGCAGCAGGTGAACCAGCGCATAGCCATCGGCAGGGAGATGGCTGCCAGACCTTGCTCCCAATTTGCTACCGTACCACGATTCACGCCCATCCGTGCCGCCAACTTTTGCTGGCTCAAACCGGAACACATTCGAGCCATCTCTAATGCTTTGGCTGTTCTTACTAAATATTCATCCATAAATTCTCACCCTTTCAACAAAATCCGGCAAAACTGCTGGATTCGACAAGCCAAAAAATGGAAAAAGCTGCTATGGAGAACCAACAGCAGCCTGTGTTATAACTGTACCATCGAAAAAACAATCAAAACAGGAGGTAACAACATGATTATCATTGACGGAATGCCCGCATCTGAACCGAACGAAAACAAAACGCCGAAACCGTGGGAGGGTTAGTGTATGAACCAGATTGACACCATGCTCATTCCCTATGCCCGCCAGACCGCTTTAAAGCTGGTCTACAACCTTGCGAACAACGATGCTGATAGGTTTGCTTATGAAGAAGCAAAAAACGTTCTGGAACGCGCCATAGCCGCCTTAAACGATGGACGCGACCCGGCAGATAACATCGAACGCATTGACGGGCAGCTCGTAGAGCTGTGATTGGAGGAAAGATGGATAGGCGTTGTCCCTTTTGACTTGAACACTCGCGGCTTCCCTGATGTGAAGTGATGGATGTGAAGAAAACGATTGATTTTTACAAAGTTGTTAAAAATACATTGACTTTACAACTAGAAGATGTATAATCGTATCAAATGAACATCTGAAATTACCGATCGGGAGGATATGCCACAATGAGTGAACAGGAAAGAGCCAAGATTGACCGATTTATTGCATGGCTGCTGGAACATCCTGAAAAGATTCCGGCAGCGGAGCAAGCCCTAGACCTAGAATAACAGAAAATCCCTTGCGCAGAGCTATACCAGCCCGGCACAAGGGATTCTTTTATTTTACCGGGCATGAACGTTACATCTTCTCGATCAGGTTCATCAGAGCTTCACGCTGTTCCTTCGGCATAGATTCAAGTTTTCTTCTAATCCGCTCCACTGCTGCATCGACTTCACATTGCGGCTGCTGGGGCGGGTTTTCTTTTTGGTCGCCAGTAAGAAGGTAGTCAACCGTAATATCGAAATACTGCGCCAGCTTAACGGCGTTTTGGTTGGTCGGCTTTGCATCGTTCCCTGCACCTGCTTCGGTTCTCCAATAGCTATAAGCAGATTTCGGAACGCCAGCTTCAGTCAAAGCACGAGACGGCTTTACTCCCTTTTGCTCACATAGCCTTACGAAATTGTCAAAAAACACAAAACATACCTCCAGTGTTTGTACAAGATGACAAAGTTCCACCACTTGAACAAAAACACTTGAAAAGTTCTACTACTTGTGCTTTAATAAGGCTACCGGGTTCAATCGGCAGAACAAATTAAAGGCTTTGAACAAATAGAAGAACGTTCGATAATGTTTTTGCTTGACACCATAATATTATCATATTCTTTCAAAAAGTTCAAGTACTAGAACAAGAAAGGAGAAAAAATTTGCTTCCTAAGTGGACAGGCGATGTTGTGGGAACACTTCACGTCAACAACATCGAAATCAGAGAGCTTGCTGCAAAAATAGGATGCGCACCGGAATACTTGGGAAAAATCCTGAACGGTAAGCGTGAGCCTAAAAATGCGGAAGCTAAGGTGAAAGAAGCTCTGGAAGAGCTATTAAAGGAAAGAGAGGAAAAATGAGTGGTATGAAACAGATCATCACTTTAAAGGTAGACCTTGAATGCCCGGAAGAAGCGCACCACGCCATTGACGAGGCGACAAAGGCCTACGAGGAAAGCAAAAAGCGCTGGGATGCCTTTGAAATCAACGAAGCCAAAAGCAGAGCACGAGACATTTTATACAACCTGTGCAATGAAGGTTACAGTATGATATGGACGGTCACGGATGGCGCTGTCGGCCTGACGATCTGGAAAAGTTTTAAGGAGCCTTCTGTTGGCCAGTGCTATATGCCAAAAGAAAGCCTGTTTGACATCTGGGTCGAAAAGCTAGTTGCGCTGTGCATTGCCACAGGCCGGGAAGTCCCGAAGTTTATCACAGATAAGGCTGGTGAGTGCTGGTGACGTACTTTTACAAAGCACCAAGCCGCAAGCGCAGGCTGAAGCTTGCAATGGCTGCTGGCGTGTCCCGAAACGATGCCAACAAGGTGCTGTGGATGGAAAAATCAATCAACCAGTGCTTTGAACGGCACAACCGGGAAGCCAAAAAGGCAGGTAAACCGAATGAAGATGGAGATTAAATATTGCGAGCGTTGCGGAGCTTTTTTGGGTAAGGTAAACCCACGCAAAAAATATTGCACACAATGTAAAAGAGATGTCTCGTGCGAGCAAAAGCGCGCGAGACGTAAAGCATTGAGTTCAGGACGTGGGTTCACTCCAGTAAAAACCGTGTGCCAATGGTGCGGTAAGCCAATGATTAAAATGTCTGCGGCACAAAAGTACCACAAAGATTGCGCGAAAGATGCAGCCTTTGCAAGTATTGCGGAACATCAGAGCATACGAAGAGAACGAGCCTTAAACGAGAAAGCACTGGAAGAAAAAAAGATTCCATCCATAGGGCAGGTTCAAGCTCTTGCAGATAAGCTGGGCAAGCATTACGGCGAAGTGTCGAGGATGCTCGCGACAGGAGAACTGACTTATGAATGGTAAATACTACGGTCAGCGAGAAATCCGCTGGCACAGCCGTGAGAAGGAACGGCTGGAACGCATTCGAAGAAAGGATAAAGATGAAAGTATTTGTAGAAATCGCCCTGATCTGGGGCATTGTCTTAGCGTTTATTCTCGCAGTGTTTCTGCTGAACTTCTGGCTGGTGCATCACATCGAGCTTTTAGTCGGAGCTAAGGTGACATGGTACATCATAGGCGTTGGCGCTTTGATGACAACCGGTTGGATTTTCAGACGCAGAGAACCAAAGAACACAGAGGAAAAGGCATGACGCTGGAAGCCGCTCTTGAAGAACGCGATATGAAGGCATCGGAGCTTATCCGCAGAAGTGGCGTGTCGGCTCCAACGATATACAACATTACAAGCCCGAATAAAGCGCCGTACAAGACGGGCGTTAAGACTGATACGCTTGCAAAAATAGCCGAAGTGCTAAATGCAATAGTCGTGATTGATGCAAGCAAACCATTTTTATTCGATATCATTCTGAAAGAAGGGACAAAATGAAAACTGTAAAAGGAAACGTGCTTACCATACTTGGTATTGTCGCCGCAATCGTAGCCGTTAGCTGTGGCGATACAATAAATGGCTGCGAGACTACAGTACAGATGCTTGGATGGGCATTTGTTTCGCTGATGTTACTAGCTACCGCCCTGGTTTTGTGCGCGCTTGGAGTGAGCGCGGAAAAAGAGCATGAAGATAACGAACGGATGGGGAAGCTGAACCGCATTCCCGCTCATACTAACAAGTGGAGGAATGTACGGTGAAATGCCCAGTGTGCGGTAGCGACAATATCACAACGATTGACAGCCGGTCAGACCATGACAGCATTGTTCGCCGCAAGAAGTGCATTGCCTGTAACCACCGGTGGTCTACCATCGAAATTGACAAAGACCAGTGGTATAGCGCACTACAAATCAAAGAGGAACGTAAGAGAGGGAGACCAAAAGATGATTAACCTTGACAGATTTGGCGGCGTGACCAATCCGGAGGACGGCGCGTACTTTATGACCAACGAGCAGATGGCAGAAGCCAAAGAAGCTGACCGTCTAGCTGAGATTGAGGACTTGCAGTCTGAAATCGAGGACAGGGAAGCAGAACTGAAAGACCTCTACTCCCAGTTGGCAGAACTGGTGGCTGGATGATTTTTGTATAGCTATATTAAGCCAAAGTAAGAACAATGAAGCCTAATGAAGCCGAAGAAAGGAAAGAAAAATGGCAGTATTAGTAATGGTCTACGGTCATTCCGGTAGCGGTAAGTCCGCTTCGCTTCGGAACTTTGACCCGGAACAGGTTGCGGTTATCAACGTGCTTGGCAAGCCGCTGCCGTTCCGTAGCAACATGAAAACCTATATCACCAACGACTACGGCAAGATTGATGCCGCAATCCACAGCACCAAACGTAAGTCCATCGTCATTGACGATGCCACCTATCTTATGACAGGCGAGTTCATGCGGAACGCAAAGGTCGCCGGATACCAGAAGTTTACCGACATGGCAGCCAACTTCAACGCTCTGCTGATGCGGGCGAAGGAACTGCCGGACGATGTGGTGGTCTACTTTTTCGGGCACAGCGAGCGCGACGGAGACGGTGGCGAGAAGTTCAAGACCATCGGCAAGCTGCTAGACGAGAAGGTCTGCGTGGAAGGGTACTTTACCATCGTTCTGAAAACCGTTGTGCAGGATGGGCGATACCTGTTCAGCACTCGCAACGATGGGATGGACACCGTGAAAACTCCGCTTGGGATGTTCAACGATGCGCTGATCGAGAACGACCTTGCCGCCGTAGACAAGACCATCCGTGAGTATTACAACATCCCGGTTCAGCCGGATAACAAAGGAGAGTAACAGATGAAGAACATCAACTGGAATGACGTGCAGGAAGCCACCGAACGCCGTGACCTGCCTGTTGGCGGCTATGTTGCCGGTATCTGCAAGGCAACGGACGAACCTGCAAAAGAGCGTCTGAACATCGAGTGGGAAGTCGCAGAGGGCGAATTCAAGGGTTACTGGCGTGAGCAGACCGCTTCCCTTATCAAACGTGGCAAGCTGAATCCGGGCGAATGGGCATGGGGGGGCAAGACCATCAAGAGTTACAAAGAGAAGGCGCTGCCGTTCTTCAAGGGCTTTATCACCGCTGTGGAGCAGTCTAATCCCGGCTACAAGTTCAACAACGATGAAAAGACCCTGCGTGGCAAGCTGGTCGGCGTGGTTCTCCGTGAGGAAGAGTACATGGGAAACGATGGCAACATCAAGACGAAACTTGTTGTTGACCGCTTTACCAGCGTGGATAAGATTCGTTCCGGCGATTATGAAATCAGACAGAAGAAAACACTGTCTGGCGGGTCTGGCTCCGGCTACGCGCAGGGCGGGAACGATGACTTCTCTGTGATTGACGATGATGGTTCGCTCCCTTTTGATTAACGGTTACGCTACCGGGACAAAAGGCGAGAAAGGAACGCTATGTTTTACCGTCCGAAAGTAGTTCGATGCCGCCTGAAAACTGGCGGGAAAAGCATCGAACAAATCAAAGAATCCCACAAAGGGCAAAGGCTGGTTTATCGGGATTTTGAAAGTCTCCAACAGATGTACGATGCTTTTTCTGGATTGATTGTTGAACTGTCTCTTTGGGAGTACGACAACCACGAAAGCTATCATCTCGAAAGCTGGAAGCCAGAAGATGATAAAAAAGTTATGATGGGCGTTTATTACGCAGAGCAAACACATCCGTTCCCTCGATACAAGAACGATTTTGAAAAATTCAAAGCGGACTGGGAAGCAAAGGAATATGAATGCGAAGGCGCATCTCTTGTTTTTGAGCCAGCAGATGTTGAAGAACTCGAAATCATCTGCGAAGAAGTTCCTTCGTCCTGACCGCCTACCTTATATAAGAGCTGCGCTATCTGGCTGGACGGGCGTTTGGAAAGATGAAACACTTGGGCGATATCACAAAGATTCACGGCGACAAGATAGAGCCTGTGGATTGTATCACGTTCGGAAGCCCGTGCCAGGACTTGTCCATTGCAGGACGCAGGGCGGGACTTGCCGGAGGGCGGTCTGGTCTTTTTGTTGAGGCCGTGCGAATCATCAAGGAAATGAGGAAAGCGACAAATGGAATGTACCCAACTTTCGCTATTTGGGAAAATGTACCAGGAGCGTTCAGTTCCAACGGCGGAGAGGACTTCCGCGTCGTTCTGGAAGAACTTGCCCGCGTGGAACAGCCAGACGCTATTGTTCCTAGACCTCCGAGGGGGGCAGATGGAGCAAAGCCGGAGCAATCGCCGGAAACGGATGGAGCTTGGCTTGGCGACAGCTTGACGCTCAATATTGGGGAGTGCCCCAGAGAAGAAAACGTATCGCTCTTGTCGCAGATTTTGGAGGTCAACGCGCAGGAGAAATACTATTTGAGCGCGAAAGCCTGCCGGGGAATCCTGATCCGTGCATCCCGGCGTGGAAAGAAATTGCTGGACTTGCTGCAAACTGCCCTGCTGGGAATGATCGAGTGGTGGGAACCGGGCGCAGCTGCAAAGGCGATGGAGATGCTGATTGCAGAAGAACAGAAACGGATAAGACGGGAGAAGCTGACGGCCCTGAACGAGAGAAAAGAACGGTTGGAGGAGAAGGCAGCGAAGCAGCTGCGTATACTCTTAAAATCCGTTCAGGATGCGCAGGCGGCGGAAAGGGCGCACTTGTGCAAACAGAAAAAGTCGGGACGCTATCGACGCTCCAAGACCAAACCCTCTTCCAACTGATTTCGGAGCCGACGTACTGCATCGGCGGAAACACGGTTGACCGAACGACATACCAGAATGGAACAGGCGTGAAGGAAAGCAAGGCCTTTACCGTGAACACGGTTGACCGCCACGCGGTTGCGTATTCCATAAATCCGTTGTCAAGCAACAGCATGAAGTCGCCAAATCCGCACAGTGGGTTCAACGAAACAAGCGTAAGCAAAACGCTTGATTGTTCTGACGCAAACCCAACAAAGAATCAGGGCGGACTTGCCATCGTTCAGCCAATGCCGATTCAGGACAAAACGGGAACTCTTTCGCCCGGCGCTCACGCTGGAAGCTACAATGGGCAGGACGTCTACAATGATATGCTGGTCAGATGCAAAGTTTTCGATGCGCGGGGAAACGGAAACGGAGAGACAGCCCCGACCATTACTGGGGACCACGAAAACAGAATCACAGACTATACCGCAATCGCGGTTGATCTGTACAATGGCGCGGTGACAGGAGAACGAACGGCATCACTTACTTGTAGGAGCACCGGGTCGAATTCTGGGCCGCAGGTAGTAGAAAAAGCGATTCGCTGGATTGTCCGCAGACTGACTCCAACGGAATGCGAACGCCTGCAAGGCTACCCGGACGGGTGGACGGACATTGGAGAATGGACGGACGCCAAAGGGAAAAAGCACAAGGCGGCAGACAGCCCGCGGTACAAGGCACTGGGAAACAGCATTGCGCTTCCGCAGTGGTTCTGGATTGCCCAGAAGATGAAACCATATCTTCCGGCAGGTGCAACGCTGGGCAGCTTGTTTGACGGAATCGGAGGCTTTCCGCTGGTGTGGGAGACTACATACGGGAAAGGTACGGCACGCTGGGCAAGTGAAATAGAAGAGTTTCCAATCGCGGTGACGAAAAGGAGGTTTGGCGAAGAATGATTACTTGTTGCAAAGACTGCCCATCGCGCCACCAAGCCTGCCACGACACTTGCGAGAAGTACAAGGCAGAGAAGAAAGACTTCGAGGAACGCAAGGCATTCGTGTATGAGCTGAACCGCAGCCAGAGCGTATACCGCAGAGACTACGAGGATAAGCACCGGGAACGTGGCAAGAAACGGTTTCTCGGAAGTGAATTCAGAGGTGAACGAGGATGAGAAATCCATCGAAGAAAACGATGAAGCACATCGCTTTTGTTTTGAACAGCCATTGCATATTTGATTCAAATAAACAGATTTTGGTTCCGTTTGAAAGTAGCCCGCTTTCTTGCATTTGGTATGGGTTCAAACCACATAGCGGCAAGAAGATTGTCGGCTATATCCTGAAAGACGGTTACAAGTATCCGTACGAAAAATCTATTATCCGAAACGGATTGATGGTTGAAATCAAATACCCGGAACAGATTTTCGCACCCAGACCATCATCCATTGAACTATCAAAACAGATTACAGAGAGAATGATCGAAAAGGGAATGCTTTATGTTTACCCATATACATGGACAAGAAAGCGTTGGACAGGCTGATTTATGAACACTGGCAAGCAGTTTGAAGCAGACTTCAAAGCATCCGTCCCATCCGATGCGTGGTGCTACCGGCTGAAAGACAGTGCTGCCACCTACTACGGCGGCAACGAGAACCTGTCCTTTTCCATCGACAACATCTGCGACTTCCTTGTGTACCGATACCCGATGAACCACCTGTTTGAACTGAAAACCATCGAAACGCCCTCTATCCCTTTGGAAAAAGTGTTCGGCAAATACGACAAAACAAAGTGCAAGTACCGCAAGGAAAAGCACATCACTGATATGGTGGATGCAATGGGATATAGTGGTCAGACCGCCCATGTGATAGTCAATTACAGGGCGGTCAACCGCACCTTTGCAATCCCTGCCAGCAAGGTTCTGGCGTTCCGTTACAACGAGAGCCGGAAGAGCATCCATTGGCAGTGGGCAGAGCAAGAGGGGATAGAGGTCAAAGCGAAAAGGCTGCGTGTCCATTGGCGGTATGACGTTGACGGGCTGCTAAAGAGATTGGAGAAAGAAAATGAAATGCGATAGATGCGGAGAAGCGTTTGAATACTACGACAACTCCCTTTGTGGGAACTCAATCCAAAAGACGCTTGTAAACGAAAACAAAAATTTGGTTTACCCATCGTTTGAGGGTTACCCTCCGATTTGCCTTTGCCAACATTGCATGGCAAAGCTGAACGACTGGCTGAAAGGAGAAAAAAGTGAGTAAGAAAGTTTCAGACATCCTGCCAAAGACGGAAATCTTGGCACAGTTGGCAGAAGAAGCGTCTGAGTTGGCACAGGCTACGTTGAAGTTGCGCCGGGCGCTGGATGGCACGAACCCGACACCGAAGAGCGTAGAGGAATGCCGAAAGGCGTTTGAAGAGGAATACGCAGACGTTATGGTGTGCATGGCCGCTCTTGGTTTTTCGGATGACAGAAAAGCGTATGAGCGAATTGGAATTATTGCAAGCGAAAAATACTACCGTTGGCTCCATCGCCTTCAAGACAAGGAGCAGTCAGATGAATAAATTTGGAAACTGCCCCCTGTGTGGCAAACAGGTCAAGCCAACCAACCTCCGCAAAATTGCACGGCAGAACCAGTTGTACGGCTTTCGCATGGCTCTGGATGGAATCGCCGCCACATGGGGCGCACTGATTCAGAACCTTCGGTGCGATGCAGACCTGACCGATGAACAGGTACAGAAAATCATCCGCATTGGTGACAGGTACTGGGAGATGGTCGGCAAGTTCAAAGAAGAGGACATGACCCCTGACGAGTTTGCAGATTACATCACTGCAAAGTCAGAACAGGTCGAAAAAGAGCTGAGAGAAAGGTGGAGCTGATGGACAAGGAACAGCTTGCTATCGCACGGTTGCAGGACGCTGCACGGTTGTCTGAGCATCGGTATAAGAAACCGTTGATGGTCACGTACTCTGGTGGCAAGGATTCACAGGTGCTCGTGGCTCTGGCCGAACGTGCAGGAATCAATTTCGAGGTGGTCAACAGCCATACCACAGCAGATGCGCCGGAGACTGTCTATTTCATCCGTGAGCAGTTCAAGGCGATGGAAGAGCGTGGAATCAAATGCTCCATCGTTATGCCACGCTACAAGGACAAACCCGTGTCCATGTGGACGCTGATTCCGCAAAAGCTGATGCCGCCTATGCGACTGGTTAGATATTGCTGTGCAGTTCTCAAAGAGAACACGGGAAAGAATCGATTTGTTGCCACAGGCGTTCGCTGGGCAGAATCTGCACGTCGCAAAAACAGTCGTGGCGTGATGGAACTGATGCACAAAGACCCTGCGAAAAGAATCATCTTGATGGGAGACAACGACGAAAAACGACGGCTGTTCGAGATCTGCAACCTTAAGGGCAAAATGACCGTCAATCCTATTGTGGACTGGTCTGACGATGATGTATGGAACTACACGCACAGCGAACACTTGCCTATCAATCCGTTGTATTGCGAAGGGCAGAAGCGTGTTGGCTGCATCGGTTGCCCTATGGCTGGTAAGGGGGGGCAGACAGCGTGAGTTTATGCGCTGGCCTGCCTACGAGAAAATGTACATCTCGTCGTTTGAACGAATGCTTGATGTCCGAAAAGCAAAAGGCCTGCCGTGCGACTGGCAGACCGGTATAGACGTGTTTCGCTGGTGGATGGAAGATGACAATGTCAGCGGTCAGTTGAGCATGGACGATTTGACGGAGGATAACAATGTTTGATTTTTCAAGTGGGCTTTTTGGATTTATGAATCAACGGCCTCGTTATGAGCGAGAGCTGAAGGAAGATACCGTAAATGGCTATCACATTGACACTTGCGCCGTTGACGATAGAGATTGGAATTACGAAACGGCGATTCAACACGAACAATTTAGGGGTGGGGAGTGGATTGTTGTTCGAGGGTATGACAGCAAAGAAGAAGCAGAAGCCGGGCACGATATGTGGGCAAAAAGCGCAAAAGCTGGCTTTCAGAAACTGTACGATGTGTTTGAAGAAAAGATTTTTCCAAAGGAAAAGAAAGAAGAAACGCCAGTTCACTTTCACTTGACCTACGCCTGTGATCGATGCCTGACCTCCGTGAAGCATGAAGCGTATATGAAAAAGGAAGAGTTTCAAGAAGAAAGGATTTGTCCGTTTTGCGGTGGGAAACTTCACATGAAAGAATTTGAAATTATGAACAGGTGGTAACGATGATGTTTGAATTTGTAACTCGCTGGCTGGTCTGCCTAGTCCTGCTGGCGGTGGTAGTTCAGTCCGAACGGACAATCAAAAACACGGCAGACAACCTATTTGAAGAACGACAGGCAATGCTCGTCTGGCTGTTCGTCAACGTGTGTCTGGCCGTTTGTACGGCTGTTGTGATGGGGTGGAAATGATGAAAATTTGTGATATTGAGAGAAAAGAAATCAATTTTGGGTGTCTGATATATGGAGATTTGTTTGAACTGAAAGGCGAAATTTTCATAAAAGCCTACGTGAATCTTTCGGTAAGTGAGTTATCTGGCGGCATAAACCTGAAAAACGGAGAGTTTCTTGAGATAGATAAGTTTCTTCCCGTCAAGATGGTGAACGCTCATCTCCAGTTGGAGGGCTAAGGAAAATCATGGACAACGAACTTTATGACATTGAAAAGAGGATGGAAAGAAGCCGTAGAAAGTTTGCGATTTTACAAGGCGTTGTAATCGCTTTTATTGTAGTCGTGAAGTGGGCGTTTGTATTTCTTGGGAGGTAAAAATGGAAATTCGTGGAGAGCATGGCAAACAGAGAGTTCGTTTTGATTCGCTCAAGGAAGGAGAACCGTTTTACTACAAAGGCGAACTTAATATGAAGACAAGTGAGATTACGTGCAGTCCCATCTTTTGTGGCGGCACTATATATAACTGCGTGTCGCTCCGTAACGGTAGGATTATGAGCTGCTCCGATGATGTGATGGTCGGCATTGCAAGAGTTCATATCGAAAAGGAGTACTAATGGACAACGAACTTTACTGCCCAATGAAGATGACCAGCAATCCGCTTGGTCGGTGCGTATGCGAAAAAGAAAAGTGCGCTTGGTGGAACGAACTTGGTAGTTGTTGTTCCGTCTGGTGGATTGCAAGGAATCTGAACAATATCGAAACGAAGATGAAGAGGTGAGAGCATGAAAAAGCGAATTTACCTTGTTCTCGAAACCGAAGCGGACGAGGATGACAAGAGTATTCTTAACGATATTGAACAAGAACTTGGGATGGCTACGCACTATTTTGAAACGGTTTCTTATAGCGAAATCGGGTTTGAGGGTTTGTGGAGAAGCACATTCGAGCAACCGCCTAAGAAAGAAGATGCAGATGAAAACGGCTATGTGATGGCGATTGCCGGGCCGATCACAAAGTCCGCTTGCGTAGGTTATCCATATAAGTGGTTGTGGAATGAAGTTGCAAAGCATCCATGTGCATACCCTGTTTGGAAACCCATCAAGGAGGTCTGATACATGGCAACACCCCCGAAGCGTGGTCGTGGCAGACCGCCGCTGACCGAAGCTGAAAAGAAAAAGCGTGAGAAGCGGGCGCAAAAGGCGAAAGAAGAAGCCGCTGCGAAGCGTGAGAAAGAGCGTGAGAAGAAAAAACAACAGATGCTTAACAAGCGGAAATCTATCCGCTCACAGGTGAGTAAAAAGGTGAAAGAACAACAGGAGTTAGCAATCACGAGGTCTAAGATGCTGAACACAGGCGATTTGCAGTCGAGAATCGGTGATGAAGAGGACAAGAAGGTCATCGGCATGATTGCAGCCAAGTATTTTGGAGACCTTCCGAGCGTGGATATGAACAACCCGATTGAAGTGCAGCAACGCCTTGACTTCTTCTTTGACGCTTGCATCGAAGCCAGAATCTCCCCTGTGGTCGAATGGATTGCACTGGTGCTGGGCATCGAATGGGTGAGCCTGAAGCAGATTATGGCGGGTAAACGCCGTGACGACAGCTTGCAACAGAAGTACATCTTAAAGCTGATTCTGCAAATGCAGTCCATGTGGGCATACAACGGTATGTACGGTCAGGAGAACCCCGCAGAGTGGATTTTCCGAGCCAAAAACTATTTTGGTATGCGTGACAACGTGGAAGTCACCGTTGCACCGCCTGAACAACCGTTGGGCGATGCCCAGAGCGCAGAACAGTTGGCGCAGAAGTACCAGACGGCTTTGCCGAAAGGGATTGACGTGGAGTACAAAGAGGTGGCAGAAGAGGTGGTCGAGGATGACTAACGGTGATTTTATCCGCTCCATGACGGACGAGGGTGAAAAGATTAATTCTTCCGCTGACATAATTTGCCCTCTAAAAAATTGCCCGTGGTGGAATGAATATGGATGTCAATATCGCCATTTCTGGGGCAAACATCCAACTTTTCGGTTCAATCGTTGCCAAGCGTATCTTTTTGATGGATGGAGAGGATGGAAAGCCGACAAAGAAATCCTGTTCAAGGATGTTGGGGAGGATGAATGAAATGAAAACAAACGGACAACTTTACAAATGTGACAGATGCGGAATGACGCATTTCGTAAAACTTTTGAAAACTGGCGATATGGACGGCGGATTTAGTCACTGGGAAAAATTTGAAGAAGCAGCCGGATGGGGAAATGTTGACGGAATGCTTGTTTGTCCTTACTGCTATAACCAATATAAGTATTTACTCCGTCAGTATAAATCACAAAAAATCACGCATTTTTCTTTTGAATGTTGCGGAAATTGCAATGAATGTCAGAAGGAAAATTGCGTAAACAGGTTGGTTGTGGAGGATGACTAATGCAAACTGACAGAGGAATCTACCACAAGCGAGTATGCGACCGCTGCGGAGCGGTACAAGGCGGCAGGATGATGAACCCGGACGAATACTTCAAGGACTGGGCGTGGCGCAGGGATACAGGTGATTTGTGCCCGGAGTGCTATGCAGAGTATAAGCGAGTGATCGAGCGGTTTAACAGAGGAAAGAGAGAGCAGAGAAGATGAAAAAAGTTTGCGTCTATAAATGCAAGCAATGTGATGCCATCTTAGATTCTGATGGATTCTTAATTTTGCCGGAGAACATTCTCGATGGAGTTTTGGAATCAAAAGAAAAAGGATTTGTCTACAGACCGTCTATCGAGGAACACAGAACAGGCGACATAGTTATTCACAGATGCGACCCTGTAACGATTGGTGTCTGCGAGTTAATTGGTTGGAGGAAAATCGGATGAACTTCTACTGCACCACCGAACATTGCTCTTGCATGGGCATCAAGCAGTTCTCCGCTGGCAAGGCTATCCGATGCATAGCAGAATCCTGCAAGAACAAATCCGAGCCGTCCTGTGGCTCTTGCAAATGGTACGCAGAGCCGGAGGGCGTGTGCGTGAACGACCAGTCAGAACACGTTGCAGACTTCGTGTGGGATGAACGTGGATGCAAGGAATGGGAGAAAAAAGAGAATGAGCTATGATATTTCACTTTGTGACCCTGTAACGCATGAAACGCTTAAAGCGGATAGCGTACATTTTATTGCAGGCGGCGTGAGAATTGTGGGTGGAACAGAAAAACTGATGTGCTACGTCACATGGAATTATAGAAAGTTCTATCGGCGTAATGATGTGCTCGGGAAAAAAGGAATTCGTTCTATCTACGGCAAGACGGGAGCTGAAAGCATCCCGATGCTGGAAAAGGCTATTGCCGCTTTGGGTGATGATACAGACGATGACGACTATTGGCACGCGACAGAAGGCAATGCAAAGCGTGCGCTGTATTGGCTGCTTGAATTTGCAAAAATGCGGCCAGACGGCGTATGGGACGGAGATTGAAAGGAGAAAAGCCGATGGAGATCAGACCGATTGATGCTAACGCATTAAAGCGATACTTTTCCGATGAACAAATGAAGTGTGTTAGCGTGGATGAATTGGATTACACGCTCAATGCCTTGACGTATGATGTGCTTGAAAGCGTAATCAAAGCTATTAATAACGCACCGACTATCGAGGTAAAAGGCAATGGCTAACACACTTTGGCATCCAGCAAGCGAAAAGCCACGAGAACGGACGCAGCCTTTGTTGCTTGCGACTAAAACAACGTGGCGTGATAAAGATGGAAAAATGTTGCAAGGACTCTCGCCGACAGCATACTTTCTTGGCTGTTACGCAGACGGTCAGTTCTGGGATGAGATAGGCGAGAGACTACCGGATAACGTGACGGTCACACATTGGATGCGCATTTATGCGCCGGAGGGTTGACAGATATGAGACCGATTGATGCAGATGCGCTGCGCCAGAAGATTGAAAAATGTGCTTTGGACGCAGACAGAGCTAGTTCGTTTTCGAATCCCGATGGAGGAGCTTTCTACGATGAGGTGCTGGATGCTATTGATGCAACACCGACTATTGACCCGAACATTCAGTGTTCTGTGACGCATTGAATGACGTTTCCGATGGTATAGGAGGGCTTATGGAAAACAATATCGTTATTACGCAGGATATGATTGACTCGTTTACGGCTGCCATGCGAGAAGCGTACAGAGCATACGGAGATGATGAGGAGTATGTGCATGGCGTGATGGATAACATTATGTGCGAAACCTTAGATAGGCTTGGCTTTACAGAAGGCGTGGAAATCTTTGACGAAACACCGAAATGGTATGCGTAAGGAGCAGTAAACATGACGAACAAGAAGTTTGGCATCATCATTATGGATTTGAGCCTTTTTGATTTCGGGCCGAAGCCGCCTTGTGGGTATATCAAGGTGAAGCATATTCGCCCAGCATACGGCAAAGGCGAAAGGCCTGTCAAGGCGCATAAGCGAATCACGAGAACGAGAGAGGGATTCAGAAAGTGAAAAAGCTTAAATTTCCTGAGGATTTCTTTGCATACGAAAACCCGGACTGCCCCGACAAGGATATTGAAAAAGCCGTGAACAGGATGAAGAACTGGATGAAGGGCGAGACCTACAAGAGCAACCCTTGGTTCTTTATGGCTGCTGGAAACTATCTGATTGTCGGTCTGATTGCTGAGGACGGACAGAAAACAATCTACGTTGCACGAAAGTATTATGAGATAGTCAACATTCCGGGCGAAGGTTGGCTGCGTGAATCTGACGCTGAGTGCCTGTTTTAAGGAGAATTAAAGATGGAAGAACTTAAGAGATGTCCGTTCTGCGGGTCTATTCCGACGCTGTATCACGATGGATTGCATCAAGTGGATTCAAAGAGAAGATACCACACAACATGGATGATTCTGTGTGAAAAGTGTCATAATGCATCAATGAGCAATAGCGCTTACTATAGCTTTGGTGAAGATGGCGTTTTGTCACCGTATGACGAAAAAGACGGACGACAAGAAATCATCAGCCGGTGGAACAGCCGTTACAAAGAGGATTGAGTATGGAGCAGGAACACAAGCCGAGAACATCAATGATTCTTCTGTTGGAACACGTTCATGCGATGGACGAGCTGACAGACGAGGAATTTGGAGCATTCATCCGCAACTACGCACAGTATGTTGAGACTGGACTTGAGCCAGCATACGACAACGACCGTGCTATGCGGATGCTCTGGAAAGTTGTTAAGGCGTTCGATGATATGAACGTGCAGAAGATGGAAGAACGGGATAGACGTAGACGAGAAGCAAACAAGAAAAATATAAACAAGCGTTGGAACGATAAAAAATACGAAAGCATACCAATGGTATCACAGGATACGAATGGTATAAATGGTATACCAAACATACCAACTGATACGAATGGTAGCTTATCTGTATCTGATTCTGTATCTGAATCTGATAAAAAAGAAAAATGTGAAAAGAAAAATACCAACGAAGTAAAACGTTTCAAAGCACCGACTATCGAGCAAGCTAGAGAATACTTTTCCGAGAAGGGCTACATGGAATCAGAAGCAGAGCGGTTTGTTGACCACTTCACAGCGAATGGCTGGAAGGTCGGTAAATCGCCTATGAAGGACTGGAAAGCTGCTGCACGGAACTGGATGCGTAACGTGAAGGACTGGAACGGTGGCTATCAGCAGACAATGGCTGAATTACCTGACGAGGGAGACTTTCTGCGGTGAATATTGAAAATCAGACCCAATACATCCTGCTGGGAGCAGTCCTCACGTTTTCGGAATACGCCGATGTGCTGCAAGACCTTAAAATCGACGATTTTTGCCCTGAACTGCGTGATACATTCGCTGCCATTCGTGGCTATTGGGAACACAACGACAAGTGGAACCCGGTAGAAGTCATGGGGCGGTACGATAACTGCAAGAAAGCAATGGGAGAATGTCTGGATGCTTTCGGTGCAGAGTTCATCCGCAACGTCACCCACGACATGATGCTTGGATGGGCTAGAATCGTCAAGGAACAGGCAGCGTTGTCCAGAGCCAGAGAGATTGCGTTCAAAATCGTTGATGGCTCGACCAGATACGCAGACCTGACTGGCATTTATGAGCAGCTAGGCGAAGCTATCAACCTGCACAATGAGAGAAGCGATTTCATCCCGATGTGCGATGGTATAGACAATTACATCCGCAAGCTTGATGATAAGCCGGAGTATATCAGCACAGGGCTTAGGGTGTTGGACAACAACTTGCATCTTGTGCCGGGCAACTTCGTTGTGATCGGTGGCAGACCGTCTGCTGGCAAGACTGCTCTGTCCTTGCAACTTGCCTGTGAAATAGCCAAGAACGGACGCAAGGTAGCGTATTTCAGCCTAGAGACTGACCCGGATACACTCTACGCTCGTATCATAGCAAACCAGTTATGCGTACCGCTACATACGGTCAAAAACAAGACCGTCAGCGTTAACGAGCTTGACCGGCTGGCAGCCATCAAGAAATATCCGCTGTTCGTCCGCTCTGCCGCCGGTAAGAGCGTAGGGTGGATTAGAACACAGTCCATCAGGATGCAGGCAAAAGTAGTGTTCATCGACTACTTGCAGCTTATCCATCAAGCCGGAGCGAAAGACCGATACAGTGCCGTCACGGAGATCAGCATGGCACTGCATGAGTTTGCGCAGTCCACAGGAACGCTGGTGGTAGCACTTGCACAGCTCAATCGAGAGACAGCAAGAGCTGGCATCCCACCGACCGCCGCAGACTTGCGAGAGAGCGGGCAAATCGAGCAGGATGCAGATGCAATCATCCTGCTGGCACAGAAAGTGAAAACGCAAAAGAGACCAGAAGAGCATTATCACTTTGCACTTGAGAAGAACAAAGAAGGCAACGTGGGGTCACTGGACATCACGTTCCAAATGGAAACACAGCAGTTCAAAGAATGCGTGTGGATGTAACGAGAGGAGAATAAACATGAAATACCGCAAGAAACCAGTTATTATCGAAGCATTCAAGCTCAATGCACGAGGACTTGTTGGAGCAGATTGGTTCTGGGATGCAGTAAGTAGCAATGATATTATTACGCATGACTTTGGAAAGTTTTACGATGGACCTGCGTGGTGCGAGATTAAAACACTTGAAGGGACTATGATTGCAAGGACTGGTGATTATATCATTCGCGGCGTAAATGGCGAAATCTACCCGTGCAAACCTGACATTTTCGAGAAAACATACGAAGCGATTGAGTGATAGCGGCTCAACATCGCTTCTGCGCTCGTATTGCCACAGTAGAATAGGCAAGAAAAACAGATAACAGGGTCAGGGCGATAAAGTTATCGTCTGAACCCCATAAATATTTTTCGTCAATCAACAAACGGAGGAAAACGATTATGAACATCACTCGACTGGAACAAGAGACCATCGTCAACTTCAACGCAGCGGAAGATACTGCATCGGTTTATACCGCTGACCCGGTGTATATGCGCAAGCTCGACAAGCTGTGCGAACGGGAGCCTGTGTCGTACAAGCTGGTCAAGCAGGACAAGGACGGCAAGTGGTATGAGATGCCCAAGCGACTTGTGCGGTTTGCTACCACAAGAATTATGACGGACGAACAGAAAGAAGCGGCTGCGGAGCGTATGCGCAAGATGCAAGCAGATGGTAGAATCTAATCTCCGCTAAAATCTCCAATCAACAAACGTATCAGAAAGCATGGAATGGTGTCAGGTAGTAAAACTACCCTCTGCGACTATTCCGTGCTTTTTTCTCTTGTTATTTATCGAGAGAAAACGGCAAGGTCTGATTTTGAGCAGGAACCGTCTCGATCGAGTGGCGTTTGGGCTGATATGGCTACGACTATCAGCGTGATGCGTTTGCATGCAAATGGATGCACATGATGCGTTTGCATTCAATCTTCCCCCTTTTCTTCCCCC